TACCATGCCACCACGGTTCCGGCTGGATAATTTGATAAGAATGATTGTCTTTGGCGGAAACGAATATTTGCAGCGGAAACTTCTGATTCGCTTAACGCTTTGGAAACAATTTGTATGTCTGAGATTGTGCATGGTGTCAAAACATTTGCACCACTTCTTCCGTTGATTTGTAAAGGTGCGCTATTATCAATTGTTGCCGAGAGTGCATCTGTGTTGACCGTGAGATTATCAGAGACGCCATTGATGTATAGTTTTACGCCGGCGGCTGTGCTTGATCCTGAATATGTCACAGTTACGAAATATTTTATACCTACCGACAACGCCGATGTTGACGTTACCGAAATAGTGTTACTTGCACCAGCATCGTTTCTCAAAATAATACTTATCAATCTTGTCGTATTTAATACGCCAATCGAATACCCTCTTGATTGTGCCGTTAAATCTTGTTTAGAAATTATTATTCCGTTTGATGATATTGTTGCTACGTTGACGATCATCAATATTGAAAATGGAGATGTCCTTTCAAACGACACGTTAGCCGGCGATGAACGGCTCCAATATTGATCCGTATTATTTAAAACGGTTGCACGTTGACCATCCTTGCCGAGTAAAATATTTAGGATCGGGTCGCTGGACTGTGCGAAAGATAGCGCAGATATCGCAGATAAGAGCGCGCAGATTATATAGAACTGTCTTTTCATTTTTAATTCGTGGGCTGAATGAATACTTTTAAGCGAAACTTACCGGATTGCTTAGGCGTGAACGCGCCGCGTGCAATGATGACTGCGTATAGCTTGGTTGATCCGGCTATACATCGGAACGGATAGTTTATGTTTGTTGCTGCACCCCTGGTGCTCGTGGCTCCGCCGGCGGTTGTGCCGTAACTTGTGGTTTGAAGCGAGATCGGCGGCGAAGCAAGCTTTCCAAAATCATAAACGGATTGATATGCGGCATTATCTGCTGGAAGCGTTGCGCCCATGCCTGTGGAGTCGGCATAAAAAATCACATCAAAATTTATTCCTGCGGCGTATGCAGTATCGTGCGAGATTTCTACGGATGAAATATACCCTGCGCCGCCGTTGGTGCGCGCTGCGGTAATTCCCAGAAGTGATCCTCCAGTAGTGGCAAGCGAGCGGATAATATCGCCGTCGGTGTATGCTGTGGCGTTTGCCGGGCGAGTAAAATTGGTGGAATCCCACAAGATCCACATGGTAGAGTCGGATCTTGACTGTGTAGTGATTACTTTGTTTGCTGTGAGTTCAATATTTCCCTGAGAGACTTCGAAGGGACGATAAATCACTCCGTTTGCGCAGCGCGTGTTGATTGCTTTTAAAAGCATTGTCCCTTTCCAAATGCCGCTTGGAGGGATGAGAACTTTTAATTTTGTAGAGTCGTTATCGAACCATACCACGAGCGTATCGGCAGTGTTTATCCCATAGTTTCGGATTACAACCGTGCGCGATACAGTGCGCACCGAAGTGCTCGCAGAAGTGACGTAGTTTGTGTCGAACGTCGTTCCGGCAAAATTATCGTTGACTGATGTTGTGTCGCGTGTGGTATACTGCGCTTGTGATATCGCTGGTAACGCAGATAAGAGCGCGCAGATGATGAGAAATATTTTTTTCATGTTTGGAATTCCTTTGTGATGGTAGATCTGCCGCTCACTGACAAGGCGAACGGCAGACGTGTTACGATTTATTTTTCTTTGCGAGCTCGGCTTCAAGCTTTTTTACCTTGTCAGCCAGCTCTTCATTCTCGGCGAGAAGGTTTCGTTTCGGCGCTTTTTTCTTTTCGGATTCGATCCACGCATTGTGCTGCGGCGATCCTTTAACGACTGCTTTCTGCAGCGAGATCAGCTCGTCGGCATATTGATGCGTCATTTTCACAGTTTTACCGACTTCAAACTGTTCGATCTTCGACTCTTCGTTTACTTTTCCCTGGCATCCGCGGGTGATTACAACTTCTACCGGAGTTTTCAAATATATTTTTCTTTCCTGTTCGGTCATTGGAGGCATATTCGTGTCCTTTGTTTGTTAATAGGGTTAATTATTTGTAAAACTGGGACGGTCTTGCGACCGCCCCTTGCAACTGAATAATCGGACGGTCTTTCGACCGTCCCTACAACTACGATACAGCCGATGCATACGAGATGGCGCCGGGATGACGCACACCAGCGTCGATCAGATCGTACGCCGCAATGCGCAGTCCGCCGGAAGCGGAGAGTGTGTTGCGATCATACAACAGCTCCATTGTGCCGAACGATGCGAGAATAATCTCGTCCAATTTGGCAAGCGCGAGCGTGTTTGCTGCGATCTGTTCTGAGACCTGGTGATTGTAGCCGACCATCTTTCCATCATCGCCGAGCAAATAACGGCCGAAGCCGGATGTTTGATCGCGGCCCATTAAGAGCGCTTTCATTGCTGAGTTCATCAGCCATTCGGGTGTACCGACAACATTGGCGGAGCCAAGGTCTGCCATTGCGTTCAACGCGCCTTCACGACCGATACCAGCGCCATCAAAGGTTCCGATATTTGCTGTGAGGAATGCGCCTGTCGGTTCGCCGCTTCCGCCGCTGCCATACAGAGCCAAGTAATTGGCTTTGAGCGCCATGGATTTCATAAGATCGATCGCGACAAGATTGTCGATTGCCGGTGACGATTGCACGAGCAGCCGGCGGGTGATCTCGATATATGCGCCGATTTCTTTCGGCGAAAGGGTGAGCTGACCGAATACAAGAGCGGTTTCACTGAAACCTGCAGCTTCGGCTGTTGCGACGGCGATTGCGCTTCCGCCGGTTTGTTTCGGGATATCGACGTTCCCTTGCAGACCGGGGAGATAGGTGATTCCCTGGATCAAAGCGTTGCGGTAGATCTCGACAAAATCCTGCGGGCGGTGCTGCGTGCCGACAAGATAACCGCCGGCCGTTGTGGTCGTGGTTTGGTCGAATTGTTCGCGGCGTTTCGGAATGGAGATACCATTCTCGTGAAGCAATTGCTCCAGCTCCCGATCGTACTGGATCTGGCGGGAGAACAGATCGAACGGCAACAAGATGCTATCTTGCTTTTTCTGTTCGCCGCCATTTTTCAGAATCTGATCGTGCACTTCTTTTTCGATTCCGAGCGATTCACCCGGTTTGAGTGTGCCGGTTAAATGGCGCAGCACTTTGGTGATCGAGTATTCCTCTTTGTTCTTGTCGGTCATTCCGACAAATGTTTTCGGCGTTTCGAGACGCTCTTTATCCTGCACCTTGGTGAATACTTCACCGCGGAACAGAGATTCGACCTTTTCGGTTGATTCGTATTCGAAACAATTGACCGTATCTTCTGCCAATTTCTCAATTGCGGCTTCTCCGCCGGCAATACGGTCTTTATAGTTCGCTCCGAAGGCAAGCAGAGCGGCTTTGCGCTCTTTTTTCTCCTGTGCGAGTTGATCTTTTGATTTTGGTTCCGGCATTGTAGCCTCCTTGGAAATGTGAATTATGGGTTGATCTTGCTTTGATTCTTGTTTCTTGTATCGTTCAATTCCGAATTGTTCGGCCAGCGCGAAGATTTTCTGCTCTTCTTCGCCTTCAAAAAATCCCATCTGTGCGCCGACGGCTGGATTCGCAGGGACCGATACAGAACTGCCTTCGTATGGAGTCCATTTTGTGACCGAAAATGCCATGCACTGACGTTCGAGGCACATGTTTTTCAGCTCTTCGGGCATTGATTCCGGCGGGATCTCGCTTGATTCCTGAATTGTGAAGCCGACGCTCGTCCAGGGACGAATGCCGTCAGTGATGTCGGCGAACAGCTTCTGACCTTCTTCATTTTTTGAAAACTTTACATCACCGAGCAGCACGCCGTTTTCAACGCGGCCATTAAGAATAATTCCGCGCTGATCGTCGGTGTTGTGGTTCATTAAATACGGAACGCCGGCAGACCAACGCTCGAGATTCACGGCTGCGGGATCGAAACTTAATACAAGGATTCCGTACCAGCGTTCGATGTATGCATGAGCGGCAAACGAGCAGCTGATCGTCTTCTTTTCCGGATCAGCCGCGGCTAATTGCTCGGCGGAGAGCTGCATGGCGAACGTGTGCGGACGTTCGGCGATATATTTTTTCAGTTTGTCGTTCATAGGATATTTCCTTTGGGATCGATCTTGCGACCGTTCCTACGCCTTTTTTAATTGTTCGTGTAGGTTGCCTAATGGATCAACTGCGAGCTTCGATGTTGGCTTTGCCGGCGGCGTTTCAACCGGGACCGTGGGTTGTTTAATGTCGGTTGTGATTTCGAAGCCGTGTTTTTTTGCAAGAGCCATATCATCGGCGATTTGCTGGAATACTTCTTCCGGTTCGTATGGCGAATCGCTTTCGGAAATAATTTGCGTGACACTTTTTGCCTTCATACCCCACGCCATTTGATTTGCGTTCCATTCCTGTTCGGGATTGACATACGCCCAACGTCGACCGGTCCACAAAACTTTTTCGTATGAGTGCTGATCCTTCATCGGGATCTCGATCTGGTCGGTGAGTTGCGCTTCTTTTAGCCAGTTTTTCCATATCGGTTTGAGCGCCCGGCGAATGAGCCATTCCTGAATGAGCATGTAGTTGTCGCGAATGGCGATCTGGCGTGCTCGCTCGGAAGAGAAGTTGACGTCGGAATAGTTTCCGGAGTGAACCGAGCCCGCTACGCCTAAGCCGGCAGACTGACGGCGCAAATTTTGCATGACAAACATGTCGTATTGAGCGCCGGGATAATCGCCGGGAAGAAAACTTGCCTTCATGCCCGGAGGAAGTTCTTTCCAGATTCCGTTTTCGATTTCCATAGAGATACTGCTGCCGTCGTCTGTGTCCGCGTCGCCTTCGTAATGCTTCGGCGCGTCTTTGTCCGGCTCCAGGAAGCCGCCGATCTGCGCACGCATGCGCGCATTGACGAGTGTGGCTTCGTCGTACGCGCTGAGCATCTTCATGCCGTTCATGGACTGGACCATCCAGGAGATTCCGCGGGACTGATTGTCGTATTCTTTGTCGAAGCCGTAGATAATCTCTTCGGCGGGAATGCGAATTCTTTTTCCGATGGATGTGATGTAGCCGTATACCTGCGATTCGATCGGGATATCTTTGAAGTAGTAAGCGGTTTTCTTCCAGGTTGTTTTGTCGTATTCGATTCCGAGAATAACAACGCGGTTGCCGGTTAAGGATTCGTTGTACATCTCGTCGAGCAGTTCTACCTGGAGCATCTGCAGCGCGTAGCCGAATTTTAATTTTTTGTTTCTGATCTGACGAATACAAAATTCGCCGTCACGCGGAGCGTACGTCATTATGAGATTTTGAATATCGAGGAATTCGTCTTCGCCGTTGATCGAACAATTTTCCGGCTCCGCCCATTCGTAGAATTTTTCGCGAATACGTTTTGCGTTCTCTCGGAACTTGGGATCGCGGTTCGAAGGATCGATCTTCGGAGAAAATCCGAACGGTCCGACTACGTTTGCTTTCATCTGACGGATATAACCTTTTGCGTAGTCATCGTTGTTAACAAGATCGCGGGCGCGGTTGCGCACGGTTTCAAGCGCGAAGCGGAGATCGTGATTCGGACCGACAGACGACAGGCGCCAGTCGGCGTTCAGCCGGTTGACCCGAGCTGCCGCGTATCGCTTGTGTGTCGTCTTGGTCTTGGCCTTCGCCTGCTCGCGGGCCCGCTCGGCCAGAATGTCGCCCATCGGCGGAATGTAGAGATGATCGGATAGTTTTAACATTGCTGTTTCCTCTTACTGCTCACGCATTACGACTTTCACGGCCTTGCCGAATTTGCCGCCCCTCTTCACTCGCTCGGCGGCGAGCTCCCGGGCGACG